TGAAGATGAGCTAGAAGAAAATGCTACTACATCTGCTCAATTCCAAAAAACAGGAATGGCTGCTGGAGGAGCTGGAAAAGGTGGTACTGGATATGATGCAGGATCAGTAGGTGGAAAAGGATCTACTGGATATGATGCTAAATCTATAGCACTTCAAGAAAGATTCAAAAAGCTAGCTAACATTATTAAGTAAAAAATATGACTCTTGACGAGTTATTATTAGAATGGTCTTATAGGTCAGAAAAGGGGTACCCACGTGTGGGTAGCCCTTCTGATGTTTCTATTTTAAAAGAAATACTTACACAACTTAATTTAAATGAAGAAGATGTAAGTAGTATAATTGATGAATTAGAAAGTGATGATGATATAGTAAGGGGAGATGAAGATGGAGATAATGATATAGACGGTATGGATGGTTCTGGTAGTGATTTACCAGGTAAGCCTAAAACTCCATCAATATCTACAGATGATAAAGAGGATAAAGAAAAGCCAGAAGAACCTGAGAAAGATACATCTACAACAGATAAGCTTTATGATGCAATTATAAGAGCACATTTAGGTCTAACAGAAGACCAACCAATTCCAAGAGTTAATAATACATATCCTTGGCCTGGTAAGGGAGGAGCTACTTTTAATATTCAAGTTAAAGGAGACGATTTAAAATATTGGCAAGATTTTTGGACTTTAACACCACCTAAAGCAGGAGAAGAAATAGGAACAACAAGTAAGGGTTCAGGAGATGGAGAAATATCATTATATTGGTTATATCAACATTCAGATACAGATGTACAAGCAAGAGGTACTCAAGGTTCAGATAATCCCGATTTAGAATTTAATGGGGTAGGTGTAGAAGTTAAAGCTTTTGGTACAAAAACAGCTCATGCGAGTGCAAAAGGGTTAGGGAGATTTTCTAGTGATAAACCTCAATTAGATGCTTTAGGGATATTATTAGGTTTTCAAAAATTAATAGTAGCATTAGAACCTAAGGCCTCAGGAAAATTTCCTGCAGATATAAGTCCTAATAATTTTCACGCACATCAATTAGTAGGAGCTTTTGAAGTTTTACAACAATTATTAGACGTAGATTTAGATGCTTTAGGAAATCAATATAGTTTATTTAAAGATATTAAAACAAGACTTGATAGTTTAAAAGCAAAAATAGGAGAATGGGATTCTCCAGAAGATGGAGCAAGAAAAATGACAGTATATTTTATGTCTCCAAAAGTAGGAAGAAAACCAGGAGATGGAGGTTTTTTAACTAATGTAAAAAAAGATGGTAGTTGTAGATTTTGGGGTTTTAGTACTGAAAAATTAATAAATCATCCAGATTTAATAAAAAGACTTCCTCAGGGAGGAGGATTAGTAGGAGCTTCTAATAGTCAAATGTATGTTTCTTTTGATAAACTACTTGGTTAAAAAAACTTGGTTATCCTGTTTTTAAGTTATATCCTACAACTGTAGGGGTTTTAAGGTGAACAGCGGACCGCAACACCGACACACCGACACAATGACACAATACAATCCACATAACATAGATAAGACACTGAAACGGATGGAAGACGCCGATGAATTAAAGGGTATACATCGTTCAGGTACTAATATAATGTCGTTTTTTGATAATAATGATAAAGAACACGAATTACAAAAACAACAATCAGCAGCAGAAATTAAAAGAGATGAGTATCTTAAAAGTGTTGAATTATTAAAGACACTTATTCAAGAAAAAGGAACAAAATCCGATTTAACTCGTATATTAGCAGTAGGTCTTTTAATAGAAACAACAGATTTTCTTAATATACCCCTAGATCGTAAAAAAATGCTAAAAGAAAATATGGATTGGTGCAATATACAATATGAAAAATACACAAATGAACATTAGAAACATTGAAAAGTGGGAGGATAATTATTACCCCATAAAGGAAAAAATTAAAAGGAAAAAACCCCGCAAAAAAGATTTGGATATACCAAAAAAGAATACTATAGATAAGTATAATAAAAAAGATAAATTATGAAATACGCTAGACAAACACAAGAATCTTTAGATAGATTAGGTCAATCTTTAAAAGTCTTAAGAGATTTAATTAAAAGAGGAGAAAATCAAAACGCTATTCGTTTTATGGAAGAGGGACCACTTAAAGAACGTTTTGAAGAATTACAAAGTATAATATTGATTTCCTCAACAAATCCATTAGGTTCAAGAGGTACCACAGGAGCAGGATCACTTTAAAAAATAAAAGTTATGTTATCAGCAGAAAAAATTCAATCAAATTGGAATCGTTATATAAGTGAGATAGAAAAATCATTCTCAAAAGAAAGAACAGACATATTATTACCATTCTTAGACAAATATAAAGAAAGAATGATGATGATGCCTGCTTCAAGTAAAAATTGGCATCATTCAGCATTTGCAGGTGGTTATACTGACCATGTTTTGCGTGTTTTTGATTGTGCTAATAAATTATATGAAACGTGGGTTTTAATGGGAGGTGACGTTTCCACATATACTGTTGAAGAAATGAAGTTTGCAGCATTATTCCATGATTTAGGCAAGATGGGCCAACAAGAAGGCGAGTATTACCAGCCAAATGATTCACAATGGCATATGGATAAGTTAGGTCAAATGTATAAGTTTAATACAGCAATTCCTGCTATGAAAGTTCCTGAACGTTCATTATTTATCTTACAGGAAATTGGTTGTAAAGTAACTCAAAATGAATTTATTACAATTAAAATTCATGATGGTTTATATGACGAGTCAAATAAGTTTTATTTTATGTCTGGTCAAAAAGAAACCAGATTAAGAACACATTTACCATTATTAATGCACCAAGCAGATCATATGGCTGCTCAAATTGAATTTGAGTTATGGAATAATCAAGCTAATCCTTCATCTAAACCAGCAAATGCTTCAAAGGGTGATAAAACACTTAGAACAGCTAAAAAAATTAAAGCAGAAAATAATCCGAAATTAGCATCCGTAACATTAGATGTTATAGATTCATTTTTTAAAGACTAATTATGATTACACTTAGTATAATATTAGCATCAGTAATAATTATTTCTTTTTTTATTATTAGAAATTTACTTAAACAATCTGAAAAACTATTAGATATTCAAACTGAATATGAAACTTTTATTACCAAACAGAGCGAAGCAATAAATGCTTGTAATAAAAGATTAGAAGAAATTGATAGTAAAGGTATGTTTAAATCTGATGATCAAGTAGGTTTCTTTTTTACAGAATTAAAGAAAATTCAAGAAGCTCTAAACGAGTTTACCATTAAATAAAAATTAGTAAAAACCACATGTCAAATAAACTTAAGTATGCCCCTAGTCCTCCCCCAGAACCAGAAGTTGTAGATTTACCTGAATCAGGACCAAAAAAAAGAGGAAGAAAAAGAACTAAAAAACAATATTTTACACCAGATACAGACGCAGCTATTAAAGAATATTTATCTACATCAAACCAAGATGAAAGAGATACTATATTTAAAGATAGAATTTGGTATCCTTTTTATAAGCTAGCAGAAAATTTAATTCATACATTTAAATTTTATTATACAGAAGTAGATGATTTAGAAGACTTAAAACATGAAGTAATTGTTTTTCTTTTAGAAAAATTAGATTATTTTAAACCTGAAAAAGGTAGTAAAGCTTTTAGTTATTTTTCAATTGTAGGTAAAAATTATCTTATTCTTTATAATAATAACAATTATAAAAAGAAAAAACAAAGAGCAGACATGACAGCAGTTGATGAGGATGAAGGGGTTTTACATCAATTAGGTAGAGATGATCGTAAACAAGATATTAAAGATTTTATAGATTATTTTACTGAATATGTAGATAAACACATGTTTACTATGTTTAAAAAAGAAAATGATAGAAAAGTATGTGATGCCATAAATGTATTATTTAAACGTAGAGAAAATTTAGATATATTTAATAAAAAAGCACTCTATATTTATATAAGAGAAATGACAGGGGTAGATACTCCAGTAATTACTAAAGTAACAAAATTACTTAAAAAACATTACAAAAAACTTTACGAAGAATACGATCAAACAGGATACGTAAAAGTCTAAAAAATTCCATATTTATAACAAAACAATATGGATTCATTAAATCAAGTATTATTCGATGATAAATCTTTTGGTGATTTACTAAAAGAAATTCACGGTAACCAAAAGAAAAAGGCAACCCAATTAGCATCTTTAATCGCTGAATTACGTCCTTTAGTTCAATCTTTAGGTGATGCTACAGTTGTAGTACCATTAATTAAAGAGTACATGGAAATAAGTGTTAAAAATGATGACCATTTAATAAAAATGGCAGCTATTGTACAACGTTTATCTACAGGAGCAGCTTCAAGTGGTGATGGGGGATTATTATCTACTGAAGAAATGGATCAATTAATGGATGTAGCTGAAGAAATAGCTAAAACTGTTGAAAAACCAAAAGAAATAGAAGCACCTACCGATGGGAATAATTAGATCAAGAAAAAGTAAAGAACAAATATCATTAAATACTCAAAGCAGATTACAAGCTGTTAGGATATTAGATATTATATTAGATATAAACCACCCACGAGCAGAAGAATATGGAAACTATGATGCTATTGGAACTATATTTTATAGTAAATTAGATGATAATAATACAAAACCATTACCTGAAGTCACATCTACAGCATCTCCTTTATTTTCTCATTTAAAATATTATCCATTAATAAATGAAATAGTATTAATATTAACTACTAATGATAAAAATATTTATAATGGAAAACAAAAAACAACATATTATTTACCTCAAATAAATATGTGGGGCCACCCCCATCATAATGCCTTACCAACTGTAAAAAATTTAGAATCAGATCAAAGTTCTGATAATTATAAAGAAACAGAGTCAGGATTAATTAGAAAAGCAGAAGATGGAAATACAGATATTATTTTAGGGCAATATTTTCAAGAACAATTAAATATAAAACCTTTATTACCATATGAGGGAGATATGATTTTAGAAGGTAGATTTGGTAATTCAATTCGTTTTGGTTCAACTAACATTAGTAACGAAATTTCAAATCCTAATGGATGGAGTGATTTAGGAAATACAGGTGATCCTATTACTATAATTAGAAATGGTCAATCATCTAAATTAGATGATAAAGGATGGTTACCTACAACAGAAAATATAAATGAAGATGCTTCATCTATATATTTAACTTCTAATCAAAGAATACAAAATTTTAAACAAGCATCACCTTATATAGATTCATGGAATGCTGAATATATAAGACCAAAAACAATAGAAGAAGCATTATTAAGCCCATCAGTAACTACAATAAATACTGACATAACTGATCCAAATAATTCTTTACCTTCTACTAATGAAGATGGAAGTATAACTAATTCTCCTCAAAGCCCATCACCAGAAACATTAGGAATAGATGAAATAATAATTGATCCTAAAGCAGTAAATGAAACTGAAGATTTAAGCGAACTCCTAGATCAAACAATTACAAAAGATTCTATAATTGAATTACCATCTCACTTTATAGATCCACTTTCAGGTGAAAATGATAGTGGTGGTTTAGACACAGAATTTGATACATCTAATTAATTAATAAAATGAATATAGAAGAACTAATAGGAAGACATTTTAAATTAAAACACTTAATTTGGTCAAATAAAGCAAAGAATAGAACTATTAATAATATGCCAGGAGTTGATAAAAATCCATCTCAAACTAAAGTTATTAAAAATTTAAAAGATTTAATGGAGAATTGTATTGATCCTATTGTAGATGAGTATCCAAATTTAATAGTAAATTCGGGTTATAGATGTAAAGAACTAAATGTAAATATAGGGGGTTCTAAGACATCCCAACATTGTTTTGGTCAAGCAATAGATATAAAAGTACCAAATTTAAACTCAGCTGATTTATATAATTATATTTATTATAATATAAGTGGTTGGGATCAATTAATATGGGAGTATCCTGAACGTGGAAATAGAAGTTGGGTACATGTATCATATAATAGAAGAAATAGAAGAAAAACAACATTAGCATCTGATGAAAATACTTACCACGATATATATGGGGGTAGAAGAAGAGGAAGTGTTAATCAATATCAAGATGGAATAAATGATGCAAAAATAGTATAATATGGCGTATAAACCAGAAAAAGGAGAAATATATCAAGGCAAACAAGTAATAATAGATGCTGACAGATTATTATTTAATGCTAAAACAGATTCTATATTATTATATTCAGATAAGGCTATTGGTTTTAGTACTAAAGGTAGTATACATTTTGATACTAGTGATCAAAAAGAAACATCAGATTCATCTAATGCTAGTAAATTTGTTGTAAATTCTCCTAATATATATTTAGGTTTAAAATTTGATAAAAATTTACCAACAGAACCAGCTGTATTAGGA